GAACGTGTTTAAACCATCTATTAATAAGACTCTGTCATCAGAGCCTTTAGATTTTAGACTAGTAGGCTTTAGCCCACTTAGCATTTCTTTATAAGCTTTCTTCATAAGTAAATATTTTTTTAGATTGTATACTACAATATACGAAATCTTTTCGACATAAAAAAATAATTTAGGTGACAATTTGTCAAATTAGCATGACTATTTGTCACCCAAATTTTTTGCCAGTGGGGAGGGTTTTGCGTTCACCTGATGCCGGTCTTAGGATATATTAACTCACCTCCCTTGGACTTATTTTATCCTGTAGGAACGTCGTCGTTTCCTATTTCAATATCATCGATACCAAGATTCTCTGGTTTATACTTCATAATGTAATTATCACAAATTTTATCGTAAATTTCTTCTTTTAATTCTAAATTTCCTAGTAATAGTTTTTCAAAATCTTTAGACATAAATTTATAATCTTTACCATTTTCATCTGTATAGGTATACCAGCTACCTCCTTGTTTAACTAAGTTATGGTTCTTCATAACATGTAGCCATCCACCAAAATCATCAACACCTTTTTCAAAGTATATATCAAATTCTGCTGTTCTTAATGGAGGTCCCATTCTGTTCTTGACTACAACTGCTTTAGTTTTAATACCAACTACATGGTCTTTACCATTAATCTTAGTTTTAATCTGTCCAGCAGCTTTTAGTCTTAATCTACAAGAACTGTGAAACTGTATTGCTTTTCCACCACTTGTTGTCCAAGGGTCTCCAAACATAACCCCTAGTTTTTGTCTAAGCTGATTTGTAAAGACTAAAGCTATTCTCTGTCTACCAATCATTTGGGTAACTTTTCTCATAGCTTTAGAAAGTATGATAGCTTTCTGTGTTGCATAACCAGCTTGGTCAAAATCATCTGCTTGTTCTACTTTAGTTGTTGAACCAGAAACTGAATCTACTACTATAGTTACTAGTTTATCTTTGTCAGATTCTCTAACTTTAGTAATAATACTTTCTATTACTTCAAAAATATCTTCTATAGCTTCTAGTTGAACGTATAACATATTCTTAGCATCTACACCGATAGCAGCAATAAACTCTTCGTTCATAGCATTTTCGGTATCTATATAAACTGCAAGTCCACCTTTCTTTTGGGTATTCGCTAACAGATGGGCAGCAAGCAGGGATTTCCCACTTGCTTCCATACCTGTCAGTTCAGTAATTCTTCCTACTGGAATACCACCGTTGGGCCGATTTGAAATAGCTAAGTCAAGCATTGATGAACCTGTTCCAATCCACTCCGTCAAATCTGTTGGAGTTTCTTCGCTCCCATCTAAAAAATATGCAACTTTATAATCTTTAAACTTTTTGTTTAAAGAGTCTGCTAAAATAGTTGCCATTTGGTCTCTTGTACTTTTTGCCATTCTAAATCCTCTTACTGATTAAATAAATCGTCAAATGCTTTGTCGATATTATCATTACTTTTAGCCGCAGCAGCAACTGGTTGTGCAGTTGGTTCTGAAGCATTTTCACTACCTTCACCTAACCATTCTTCAAGAGCTAATTTTAAATCTTCATAAGATGATTTTCGGTAAACTTCATAAATTTCTGACTGACCACTTACTATCTTTTCTGCGATATTCTTATCTTCAGTAGCTGGTGTTTGACTTGGTTTAACCATGATAGAAGTTTTAGGCCATTTTTCTGCACCTTCTGGTGGAGTAAAAGTAACTTTAATATCTCTACCGTTTGTTAAATCTGTAACATCACCATAATCTGGGTCAGCAATAAATTCTAAAAGTTCTTGGTATATTTGTTTTCCAAATCCCCAAAACTTAACACCTTCTGATTCTTTTCCTCTAACAATAACTGGAACAAAAGTTCTCATTTTTGGTTCCATTTTTTTAGCTAGTTTCCAATCGTCAGAATTACCTGTAGCTTTTAGTTTATCAGAAAACTCAGCAATTGGGTCATTCTCACCGAATGTAACTAAAGATAAGTAATTTTTCTTACCTAAGTCGTAGTGAAAGAATAACTCAATAAATGGGTTTTCTTTATTAAATTGATAAGGAACTATACGTATAGTATTTTGTCCCGGTTCTGGTTTCCATAATAACGATGTCTTGTTATTAGTAGTTTGTAAGCTTCCTAGCTTACGTCTGATTGCATTAATGTCAATTGCCATTTTGTAATCTCTCCTTTGTTTTTGTTAATAATTATTAAATATACGAAATCTTTTCCAATTAAAAAAACTTTAAAAGGGTTTTTTCTTTGGCTTTCGCTTCAACCACACAATCGAAATCCCAACCGTAATCTTTTGGTTTTTCGAGAATATAATCTGAATGAGCTTGTGGTTTAATAGACTCGTCCAGTTTTTCTTTTGCTCTAGATTCTGAATAGTGTGTACAAGGTCTTATGCCTTTGGGCCAAGTACTTAATGCTAATTTTAGAGCTTGTTGTTCTGTCATATCCCCAGTACAGAATTTGTGATGGTGATAGTCGAACACTATAGGAATACCAATAACTTTGTATACACCTTCGTACAAATCTAATACAGAGTACATACTAGCTTTATCGTCGTTTTCTACTGTAAGCCTTTTAGCAGTACAAGGTAATAAACGTTTGTAGTTTTTACAAAACCTTTCTAGTGCAGAAGCTTTGTCGCCATAAGCACCACCAACATGTATATTAATTTTTGCTGCTGGTGATTGTGGTAGACCCATTAAGTCCATAATTTGACCTGCACGGTTTAGTTCTACAAGACTAGATTCTACTACTTTTTCATTTGGAGAAGCTAATACACAGAATTGTGCTGGATGGAAACTTAAACGTTGACCATACTTTTTAGCTAGATTACCTGCACTTTTTAAAAGAGTGCATATTTTTTTGTAATCTGGTAATTCTGTGAATTCGTATTCTGAATCCCAAGGGAAAATTCTAGAAGACATACGATAGACTTTTATGTCTTTTGTATGGTTCCACTTTATTATTTCTATTAAATCTTTAATGTTTTGTATTGCGATTTCTGAAACGTAAGGAAGACCTTTTGCATCGAAAGTACGACGAATCATACCACGACCAGTGAAGATACCTTTACTTTGAAGTTCCGTATTGATACACGCATAACCTAAATTTACCATAGTTTACTTCTTTATTTAATTCTTAGTTAGTATTTATTATTTGCTATAATATAATAAATCTTTTGCAATTACCACGATGTTTTACGGGTTATTTTCAAAAAAGTTATTAACAATTTATTTTTTAATTTTTATTTTTTAGTCTATAGCATTACCCATATCCAAATTGAACCATGAACTCCAGTTGGAGAATGGTCTTGTATATCGACATCTTCAATATACTTTTCCATCTTCTTTGCAGCTTTACTAGCTCTCCTTCTTGCGTTTTCTGTTTCTTTCTTTAGAATATCTCGACCTGCTTTAGTTACTATTTGTGTTCCTGCAGAAGGATAGTCTTTAATTGGAAATTCAAACCAACTACCAACACCTTTAGCTTTTTTAGCGTGTACACCACCATACATTTTTGCAATCTTTTGAACCGCTTTCATCTGGTCTCTGATATCCATGCTAGATATATTTTCTATTAAGTTTTTTAATTTAATCATTTTAATGTATCACTTTTTGCTTTACAAGAATCTAGTTCTAACTTTAATTCGTATGCTACTGACCTACACAATTCATCTTGGAAATCATAAGTAGCTTTATCAGATTTCATTTGTTCTAGTAGTTCAGCATTTTTTGCTACTTGTTCGTCATACAATTTACTAGATACTACACATGAACTTAATGTTAATAGTATCGATATTATAAATAGTTTTTTCATAATCTATCTACTTCATTTTATTAACAAATTTCTTTAGGGTTTCTATCATCTTTATGGTATCTGGTACTGTTCTGTGATAAGTTTCCGCCCACTTTAAAGTCTTTTTATGTTTTGCTTTATCAATATCACTAGCTAAAGAATTCAGTGCTCTTGCAAGTTGCCAGCCAGGAGTATTTGTATCCTCTTCTTCGCTTAACTGGGTTTCTCTTATCCACTTACCGTGATTAAAAGTACCATTTTTGTTTACATATTTTCCCATTTTTATTCTTTGCCTTCTGCAACTGAAGCTTTCCGGTAATCAGTTACTAATTTTTTAATTTCACCTAAACCTTTTCTAGCTCTTGTTCCTGCAGCTTTGTTTCCTTTTTCTGTAAATTTTCTATGATTCTCTTGGAATGATTCCCATAGGTCATTCAAATTATTGTATAATTGAGTTGTACTCATAACATTTTCTCCTTTTATATAAATATCAACGTTTTACTTTTATATGGATAATTTCATCAACTTCTGTATTAATTCTTTTCAAACCATCTTCTGTGGTTGTAAGTATACAGTTTCTGTAATTTTCCCATTCTACTTGAAAAGTAGTATCAAGTACTCCGTTATTAACTGTTCGTATTAGCTCATTCAGAGCATTAATTGTATAGAGACTATTTGTTAACTTCTTTCTGTGTAAAGATATTGTATTATCTAAAATCACAGTAGAAGGTCTCTTCTCTATATTGTATGTACACATAAGTTCACGATTGTCATCCGCATTCTTTAGCACAAAAATTTTGTTGTAAAGTACATCGTAAGTTTCTATTATAGTGTCAACTGTTTTTGTTAACGTTTTTCTTACTGCGAATGTACAAAGTAGTTGTGTGTTCATTATGAATATACTCTCTCTGTTGCTTCTTTTAATCTCTTAGCCATTTCGGGGTGCAATTTCATTTCAAATTTGATAGAGCTTCCACCATAACCTCTTCCGTCTTGGCGTATTACTATATTAGAGACTTTAACATCTTCTTCGCCTTCTACAGCGTATGCTAAATAAGGTTCTCCCTTTTCACTTCGTTTTACTGTTAAGTTTTCTTTCAAAGATTCAAAATCAGATGTTCCGAAAACGTCTTTCATTGTATCTTTATCTAAAGACATATCGCCTATAGCCATAGTCTCTTCACCTTCTGATACAGCTTTTAAAGGGAATTCATTTTTTATTTCTTTGACTAATTCAGTTTTTACTTTTGGATTAGTATTTATTTCATTTATTGCATCATCTTGCATTTTTCTATGAGCTTTATCATCTTCTTCTAAATACTTTTTAGCTTTTTCATTTCCAGCTTTGGCTTCTTCTTTTATAGCTTTTAGTATAGATTTAGAATTACTTCTACTACCTCTTCCTTCACTAGCAGCATCTATATTTTTAGCTAACTTAGTTTGCATATCTTTAGAAAGTATATCCTTAGCACCTTTTGCTAATCTTTGCCTTTCATTTTTAGCATAAACTTTTGGGTCTATTGAAGAACCTGCTAATTCTGGGTCCCATTTATTAACTAGGTCTCCAGTTCCTGAATTTAGAAAGTTTATATTTTTATCTTTCTTAAGAGAAATTTCATCTAAGATTTCCTTACCATCAGAAGTTTTAACTTTCATATACATATCTGTAGAAAAGCCTTTATTTTTTTCATAATCAGAAAGGCCCATTGCTTCTACTTCTGATTTTGCATCCCAAGCAGAACCTATGACTTCAGCATCTTCTCCATATTGTTTTTTTACTCTATCTAATATAGCTTTTCTAGAGTTCTTTGTTGCTTTTATCCATGATTTTGTTACTATCCGTGTTCCTTCTTTTTTCAAATCTGGATTATTTTTAACTTGTTCAGCTACATGATTTTCTATAGTTGTTGCAAACTTATCAAATTCTTTATCGGACATTGAAGAACCCATCATAGTCATTAATTCTCCTGCTTGAGCACTAATTTGACCGGCTCCACCTTGTATATCAGAAAAGTGTCCCCATTTTTTTGTATCTTCTGTAACTTTAGTATTTACCATTCTCTCTAAAGCTTTTAGATATCTTTTTGGAAATTTTGGATTTTTTATTAAATCGTCTGAAAACTTTAATGGCTCAGGTGGTATAGGTATTGCATTAGCTTTATTTTTTTCTTCAAAACTATCATCATCAGGTTCCATATCTCTACTAAACTCTTGGGATTCAGATGGACTTCCTTTCTTAAGAGTTTTATCTTTTCCAGATATAACTCTTTTTTCTGAATCTGGTTCCTTTTTAGACTTACTTTCAGGGTCTGCTTCTCCAGCAGTTGTTTCTTTACCACCAATAGTTACTGCAGTTGTTGGTCTCATTTTATGTTTAGATTTATATTTTAAGAAAGAATCTTTATTTTGGAATTCTATTTCAGAAATATATTTATGAATGAAATCTTCAGAATACTTATGGTCTCGGAGAGTCTGTTCGAGGACTTCTAAGTGGTCACGATTCTTAGGGTCAGGCATACCATCATTGACTTGCCATGCCCAATCTTTAACTAACTGATTTATCATAAAACGCATACAATTTTCCTATCGTATATAAATATCAAGAAATCTACTAAAACGGTAAAGTTTTTAGGTCATTATAGTTGTTTCCATAAACTATAGTAGTTGGAAATCTTAACACTTTTTCTATAGATTTTATTAGTTTTTTACCATCTTTTGGGTTAAAATCTATAAGGAAGGAGTCGTAAGTGTACAAAATTAATTTTGAATCATAACCATTTAATTCCTTAAAAAGTAATTTTATCATCTCTACATTAGATTCTGTTTCGAAAGCTTGTATCTGATAATTAAATAATTTTTGTGGATTAACATTTTCAAAACATTCTTTATATAACTTTCTTTTATATATAGGAGTTTCTATATAACCCTTCTTATTATAAATATCCCAAAGAGAAAAAATATAATCTTTTATACCATCAAAGAATGGTATCTTTTTAAAGTTTTTTGGTATTCCACCATAAAGTAGTCTGAAAGACATTGCTTTAGACATTTCGTAATCTTGTGGGGTTAATTCTTGCTTTCCAAAATACTCTTTTCCCAACTGTTCGTGGATAGAATTATTATCGAATTTGTACTTTGTTAACTCTGCTATAAGTCTAAGATGATATGCATCGAAATCAAATTCTATTAAAAGACCTTTATCAAATCTACTTATAAATCTTTTCCTAGAACCATCGTCTTTATTCAGTGCAGCGTAATTAATTCCATTGTTTGCATTAGAAGGTCTACCAGTTAGAGTGTAAATGTTATACTTTGTGTATTCATAACCATCTTTTGTGTAAAGGCCATTAGATTCTATATTACTAAAAACTTCTGCTAAATTCTTATAGTTTTCATAAACTTTAGAATCTGGGTTGTCATAATCATTTAGTTTTTTTCTTAGTAAATTTAGACGTTCTTTGTGTTTTATTTCTGGAATTATAGAATTTATATCAGACCTACTCCAGTACTTATTTTCAAAAAACTTATGTGCTGAAGTAGTTATTTCTTCAGTATTCAAAGACTTTCCTAAATTTAAGTATGAAATTAATTTTAATTCTTTTTCTATATTTTCAATCTGTTCTACAACCATGTTCTTAATATAAGAAAAAAAATCGAATAAAAAAAATTTATTAGGTGATAATTGCGAATCTAGTATAATTTGTTACATAATCTCTTATGCCTCTAAATTCTAATTCGGCTTTGTTTACAGTTCTCTGATTTGTATCATAAACACCAAAGAGTTGTAAAACTCCATTGTTATCGTAAACATCTTTTTCAGGCCCCATTATTTTCCACTCTAGTTCATAACCAGCATAAAAAGCTTGAACTTTTATTTTACCGTGTTGTTTTTTGTTAACTTCTGTAATTTCATGAGTATTAACTTTTTTAACAAAGTATCTAGTAAAGAAAGATTTATCGTAATCTTTTTGGGTTAATTCAGGTACATAGGTTGAAGGGGATTTCCAATTTCTTTTTGACTTAAATTTAGAATTTAAAGATTCATATTGGAAAGCTGGTACATTTAATTCATGATGTGCAGGTATTTCTGTATTTACTGCATAAGGATAAAGTCTTTTTGCTGTTTTATCTTTAGGACCTTTTCCAGATGCAAAAATTTCATCTGCTACCCAATAAAGACCAATATAATCTGTACCATCAGCAAAAGCAAATTCTCCACCTTTAGTGAAAAACCCTGTTTGATTAATTTTTCTTTTAGTGTACTTCCTCATAATTATTCGTCATGTATTTCTGTTGAAGTTCCGCTACCACCAGCATACCTATCACCAAAGCTACCACCTACATCGTCTGGAAGTATTTTTATATTATCTCCATCTTCCAAATAAGAACCTCCTGCTGGTGAAGCTTGGGATTCTTCGGCTCTTTGTGAACTATCATTATCGCCAACTCTATAAGAACTTTCTAAAGAATCTGCTTCTGTCTGTGGACCAAATTGGGTAGCTGGATGAGAATTACTTTCTAAGTCTGATGGATGTCCACTAGTCCACTCTTCACCATTTGTTATTACTCTAATTACTGTATCTATACTAGTTGTCCAATTACCTGGTTGTATATCATGTTTAACTTTTGTAACCATAAAATAAACTTTCCCTTCATATCTAGCAGGAACATAATTAGGTCTTATAGTATTTCCCCATTCTATACCCGAAAAGCCATCCATTTCAAAAGAGAAATTTATTGGTAGAACTGGTGGACTTGCGTCTGTTGATTTGTTTGGAAAATCTGGTAAAGATTTCATTGCATTAATTGCTGCATTAACAGTTTCACTATCAAGTCCATCTAAGAGGTCTCCAACTGCTTGATTAAATGCTTCTAAATGGTCTTCTTCATCAGCTTCACTATCATCTTCTTTACAAATTCTATCTTTATCATTCTTTAGGTTATTATTATCTGGGGTTAAATCATATAAATCAGGTCCTCCAAATAAATCGTACTCATCAAAAGTTTCTGCTTTTTCATCTGGGTCTTCGTCATTCCTATTAGACCCATACATTATCTGAGCTTTTAATTCTTTAGAAACTTCTGTATCTACAGTCACACTCCTAGCAATAGAATTTTTACCAAATACAGGTATTTCTATAGGATTTTCACTATCAGATGCTGTTGTATCTACATCAACTACCATTACCATTTGGTCATTTTGTGGGTGAGTTGTAACTAAAAAATTCCAAAAGCCTCCACAAGCATTATTTACTCCATCGCAAACAGCATTTAAAAAATCTTCTAGTGTTGAAGCATCTCTTTCAACAGTTCTTAACCAGAAAACATTTAGTAGGATATTACTTATAAACCCTTTTTTTTCTGTTTCTGCTATAGCTTGCATTGTACCGTCAGCAGCTCTGTATTTAATTCCGCTAGGACATCTAAATGGAGCTTCTTTAGTCATTTTGTTATAAGATTCTAAATCGTCAACATCTTCAACATCACCCGTATACTCTGGATGCTCCCAAGCTGCTTGGCCTGGAAGTATACAAGTAAATGGGTCCATAGAAGATAAAAGTTTATGATTTCTTATTAGACTATTTCTACTATCACACTTTCCTACATTTGCTGTATCTCTTTTAACTAACCACTGGTGCTCTCCGTACATAGGTTCGGATGGTTCACCTTGTTCTCCGTCTTTTGTAGAAGCACCTTCTGCTGTAGGTATACAAAGCTTATTCAGAGCTTCCTCCATAGCATCCCAAGTTATATATGGCATATTAGTCATAATACTATTAGAAAAAATACCTTTAGCCCAATCTCCAAGTCCCGACCTGTTCTCTTTCATAGCTTCTGTCTGTTCAGCATCGAATCTCATAGTCACACCTGCGGGTTTTCCTAAGTCTTTACCTTTATTCCAGAAGGTTTTTCCTGAAGTATTATATGTAGTTGACCCATCACGGAAATCTATATACTCCCCAGCTTCTTGGTCCCCATCAGAAAAGTTCTTAAAAAATATTTGCATATCAGAATCTTCACAAGGTCCACCTTCTTCGTTCTCACACTCGCAAGGACCAGCTCCTTTTGGTTCTTTTATGTCTGTTCCTAGAATAACTTCAGCCATAGACATTATAGTGGTATCACAATCAAAGCCTCCATCGTCATTCATAGACCAATTGAAATTAGAAATTAAACCTTTTACAGCATCATAACAACCTGACATTTCTGCTTGTCTATCTAAAATTATCTTTTGGAATGGACCTTGGCCTAGTGCACACTCATCTTCTGATAGTAAAGGCAGTACCGAATCTCCATTAGGAGTAACGCTCCAACCCCACTCTACTACGCAAGTTTTACCTAAAGACATATAAAGCATTTCCATTTCTGAAAGTTGTGTTAAGTTCCAACAAACAAAACTTACTTTAGTTTCTCTAAGCCCACCTTGGCTTCCTTTAAAATCTACAGATACTTTAGTAATACCAGGCATTGGAACATTTCTATTAGAATCATAAGAGTAGCCAATTTTAGTTCCCGTTGATAAAATTTTTCTAGCTGTTCCACCCATTATAGAATGACCATATTGAAATTGCCTTGGAGTTTCTTTAAACCTAACATTAGAAGTCATTCTAACCCAATTCTGCCTTGTATTCCAAGCATGGGTTCCAGTCATACCGCTCATTGTGTCTGACCTAGCTTGTATAGCGTCTTTAGTCCACTGTGGTGGGTCCGTTAAAAAAAATGACATAACTATCTCTCCCTTTGGATTTTTTTGTAATCTGACATAACCTTATCCATTCTCTGTGGTATTCTTATTTGTAATCCTGCAGCTAGAGTTAATCCTCCTTTACCTACATTATTTGCTGCTGCGATAACCCACCAAAGAGTTGTATCGCCATAGTACTGCCAAGCAAGAGAATCTAACCTATCCCCTTGAACTGTTATTACGTATATATCCGATTCGTGTCTATCAATTTTAGGATAAAAAGTACTTCTGTAGTACTCCGGAGAAGGTCCATCAAGATTTCTTTTTCTATTTATTTTATTTCCAGCATACCTTTTCATATTGTTATCCTGATATTATATTATTTCCAAAGTACCATGCATTAGAAGAGTCTTGTGGAACTGATACGAATTTTATATTTACATCTAATTGGAAGTGTTTGCACAATTCTTTTCCTGTTGTTTGTCTTCCCTCACCAAAAGCAATATCCCAATCGTGAGTAATAACTGTATTATTTATACTTTCTACTATACAAGGTTTATTAGTCCAATAATCTCCTAAAGTTATGTAATTTATTGGTGCAGTAGGTATTCCATCATCATTATAAGTTGCTCTACAGTTAGCTAGGAGGTTATTTACTTTACGATAATTTTTAATAGTTTCGTTAGCTGTAAATGAAGGTACCATTATTTTAAATGTAGAAGACCTGGAATACTTGTCATAAGTATATAAAGCAGTATCTCTACCAACATAAGTGTGTTCTTTCCAAGTGAAAGAATTATTATCTGTAATATCGCCATCGAATATAGCCCTAAATTGTATACCACCCAAAATGAATTTTATAGCATCACTAAATGAATTCGCATTAACATAAGCATCATCTTCGGGAGAAGATTTATCCCATCGACCATAATCTCCAAGTCCCCATCGAGCTTGTACATTATTAGCAGCAT